AGATAGAACATTGACTCACAATGCTCTTTTTTATGTCATCACAGGTACTCGTGGATGCGGTAAATCTTACGGAGCAAAGAAACGAGCTATCAAAAACTGGATAACTAAAGGAGAGCAATTCGGATATATCAGAAGAACTAAGGATGACCTCAAGGAATCAGCTAAGGAATTCTTCAAAGATGTTTGCCGAGAGTTTCCTGATTATGAGTTTAGAGTTGATGGTAACAAATTCTATGGCCGTATGGTTGTAACAGAGGAGGATAGTAAACAAAAGACTAGGCCCTGGACTGAATCAGATGTGATTGGTTATGGGTTTAACCTCACAACTGGCTCAAATAAGAAGTCCATTCCTTATCCTAATGTTACGATGCTAATCTATGATGAGTTTATGCTAGATGACCAAAGCTCACACCAGAGGTATATGAAAAATGAGGTACGAGCTTTACTCAATCTCTACGAAACAGTGGCTCGGCCTGGTTCAGACCATCCTCCTGTAAAGTTATTTATGCTGGCTAACAACACTTCTGTGAATAACCCATATTTTCTGATGTGGGATTTAAAGATAACAGATAAACCAGATAAAAACGGTAAGATGATATGGCATCATCCGACTAGACCGATTATTGTAGAGAATGTAGTGAATCCTGAGTTTATCGAAAACAAGAAGAAAACTGAGTTTTATAAGATTATTAGTGGTACTGGATATGATGATTACAGTATTAATAACAGTTTTATAAACGATGATGATACTTTTGTGGAGAAGAGGAAGTCAACAGCTATGCCTTACTTTAACTTTATCTACAGAGGACAAAAGTTTGGGGTGTGGATAAGTATGATTGAGGGATTAATGTGGGTATCAGATAAATATGACCCTAAGTTTCCTGTGCTATATTCCATCACTATGAAAGACCATAAACCTAACTCCATGTTCCTCAAGAATCGTAGACAAGCTGTAAGGTTCAACACCTTTATTCAGGCTTACAAAGATGGCCTAGTACGCTTTGAGTCGCCTCTAATTAAGTCTATGTGTTATGAGGTAATTAAACTAACACTAAGCATTTAATTATGTTACAATAAAATTATGATAAGCGATAACATTATTGTAGCGATAATCACAGGACTCTTCGCTTTCGCTGGTGTCGTGGTTAGTAACCTTGCTAACCATAGGAAGAATAATATCGACCAATCAATCCGAGACCAGAGATTAGAGGATGAGATGAGGGAATTATCTAAGAGGGTGGATGCTCATAATGGGATGCAAGACCGTATCGCTAATATCGAGAAATCCATCGTAAGGATAGAAACCAAATTGGAGGGTAACTAAAATGCTACGAATATTCACAATAAAACAAGGTGACCAGTTTTCATTTACTGTCACCTTTAAAAATCTCCAAGAAGATTTAACTACATTCACTATGGGCGTGAAACTAGGATATGAGGATGAGGAAATGCTAATTACCAAAGGCTTGGGCGATGGTATAACGAAGCTAGAGACTGGTAAATACCGAGTTGACTTTACTCCAGCAGAAACTAAATCCCTTGAGCCAAACTTCTATGTCTATGATTTGAGGTTGTCTATTGGGTCGACAATATTCACACCTCTTTACGGTTATTTAAACATAATGGAAACGGTATTTGAATAATGGAAAATATAGATATTGATTTACAAGAGATAGATATTCAAAATGTGGATTCAGTTTTAACTGGACCTCAAGGGCCTAAGGGGGACCCAGGAGAGCCAGGGCCTGCGGGACCAGTGGGACCTGCAGGACCAGCAGGACCAACGGGACCTCAAGGACCAACTGGGGCAACTGGAAGCCAGGGTGTTCAAGGAATCCAAGGCCCTCAAGGAGAGCCTGGTGTAGATGGCGTAACACCAATTATCGGAATTGGTACTACAACTACACTAGACCCAGACCAGCCAGCAACTGTTACTAATACTGGGGTAGCTCCTAATGTAACTTTAAACTTTGGTATACCAAGAGGAAGTAATGCTGATGCTTTATCTGTACCAACAATAGTCGATGAACTACCTGAAACTGGTAACCCAAACACATTCTACTTTGTACCTGTTGCTCATACTTCAGCAGTAGTAACAAACTCATCTATTTCTTTTAGTGTAACAAATGACAAAGTGGGGCGATTAGACCAATTAGATATTAACGGTAATCTTACTCAAAATACTCCTCCTGCAACTCCAATCCCTCTGTCTGGTGTGATAACAGTAACTATCAACTCAGAACCTATCACTGTAGACTTAGGAGATATTCATCTTGCTAAAGTAACAACTCACGCAGATAAAATATATAGTGGAAGTAATGGAAGTTATTATCTTCATAGAGAGATAGGTTATATTGAAAGCTATACCAACGAGGATATTCAAACTGATTATGTAAGCACCTCTGGTAGTCTCACAGTAGGGGATGAGGTCTATTATGTGTTAGACACACCAACTGACACATTAATTGAAGATGATGTCTTAATCAATGCTCTCAATATGATTAAGACAAAAGCATATCCTGAGGGTTCTAATACAATTTCAACGAGTGCTAATATTACTGTTGAGCTAACGATTGGTTGGTATGAAGTAGAACCTAATCATCAGTATGACAAATATGTATATATGATTGATACCTCAAACTTTGAAGGGATTTAATAAAAGAAAGGACAAACATGAAACTCAAGAAGAAAACCACTAGACAACTATCAATAGCTGTAGGTCTCTTATCATTCACAGCATTTATTGTACAAGGACTTAGTACCACCTGGGGATTTGAAGAAGTTGGGAAGCAACTTACTCAAACTGCATTACTCTTCTCAGGTGGTATCAATATTTACTTTCTAGGAATAACCTCACAGAAGAATAACCAAGATAAGGAGAAGGAAGATGAAGAAAATAAGTAGCTTTATCCAAAACAACTTGGCCATTCTTATTTGGCTGGGAGTAGTTGGGGTCTGTCTCATCTTCACTCTTAGTGGTATCAAAACAGGAGAAGGCTATATCACCATGAGTGGTGAACCTCCGAAGATTGAAGAATACACAGAGAAGTTTATCGAAGAAGCAAACGAAGCTCTCTATCGCATAATGAATGAGGATGCCCCTACTGATGAGGAAACTATCAAGGCTAACGAGGAGGAAGAAGGCCTTGGTGGTTCTGTTACACTAACTCAGGTATTAGCTAGAAGGCTTCCTGATGGTAACGATGATAACGGTCTAGGGTGGCAATGTTCAAAGTACACAGCTTATCTTGCAACTGGTAAGCGTGAATATTCAAATGTTCACACAGATTATGGGCCAGTGAACGGAAAGGATGTGGCCTCTTGGCTTGTGAAGAACTATGGATGGAAATATACTGAAGCACCTGTGGAGGGTGCTATTGGAAGTGGGGGATTTAATACTAAGTACGGTCATACTGCTATGTACCTCTATTCTACTGGTAGTAATACTGCAATGGTTAATGATGCAAATTTTGTACCCTTAAAGGTTTCTACTCATAATATGAATATCTCTGGGTGGGTGTGGGTAATTCCAGGTGATTATGTACCAGATGTTACTCCATCAGTTAAACCAACGATAATTGAACCAAGTGGACCTACTACTCCAGAATATGTAGAAACTTATACCGTAAGAAAGGGAGACACTCTTGGGGCAATTGCTAGAAGGCTTGGCTGGTATACTGGTAACAAAATGTTTGGTGATGATGGATATGCACAGAGCCTAGCTGAATATAACAATATAATAAACAGAGGGTTAATCTATCCTGGCCAAGTAATAAGGAGGAAGTAATGAAAATAACGTTAGAATCTTATGGCCACACATATACCTTTGAATCACAGGCTGACGATTTTACTGCTGAGGATTTAAAAGAACAATTCAGTAGACTGTTAGTATTAGCAGGTTTTGCTCCCAGTGTAATTGAATTAGCTGGAGGTGGTAGATATAACTGTGAATATGAGGAAAAGTAATGGCCTTTCAACAGAATGGATACGCAATAATCCCACAATCTGTCTCTTACAATGAATGGAGAAGCTATCTCCTTACACACGGGGTAAATGTCGATTTCGCCTTTGGTAATCAGTGCTATGATAGTGCGGCCTTGCTCTGGTATCAATACGGCCTATCTCTACAAACTGGCAACGGATACGCTTACGGTTGTTGGGAACTAATGAGAAACCAAAACGGCAGACCTCCCTTTGAGTTGGTTTGGGGCAAAGAGAATATCAAAAGAGGAGATGTAATTGTATTTGATAGACATGGCTCTTGGTACACAGGACATATAGGCTATGCTGATGAAGATTATAATGGAAGTAACTACATTGCGTGTCTAGGCCAGAATCAGGGTCAAGGAATTAGTTGGGGAACACCATCAAATATCGTAAACCAGAATCTAACTTGGTTTCTTGGTGCTTTCAGGAATACCAACTGGACCTCAGCACCTCCAACTCCAACTCCAGGTCCATCAGCACCTAAGGTTATAACTAAACGGAGATTTCCTTGGGTGATTTACGCAAATAAACTTAGGAATGAGTGATAGTGATATAATAAAAACATAAACTAAACGAAAGGACAAAATGGACAAAGATGCTTTCCTAGAAAAGATTAAAGAAGTTGGGTCTTACGAAACAGCCGAAGAAATGAGGGCTGGGCTGGCTGAACTTCAAAATGGAGTGGCTGAAATCTACGATACTAATGCTACTTTGAAAGAACAGCATGAGCATGATACAATAGAGATGGAAGCCATCAGACAAGCTAACATGAAGTTATTCACACAGCTTGGTACTGAAACGACTCCAGCTCAACAAACCGAAGAGCAGACAGGTCTGAAACAGGAACCTGTCGAGCGAAGGAAGTTTGAGGATTTATTTGATGACAAGGGAAACTTTGTCAAGAAACATTAATATTAATAAACGGAGAATATTCAAATGGATGCAATTGAAGTCCTGAATACCATTCGTGATAACGCTTCCCAAGCTTATCAGGACAGAGTGCCTGAAGCTACTCGGAATAATATCGAGGAAGTGGGTGAGGCTATCACAGATTTAAACAACGCTGTTGTTTACAATGAATTTATCAACACTCTAGCTAACATGATTTACGCTCCAATGCTAATCAAGAAAAGCTGGCAGAATCCTCTTGGGAAATTCAAGAAGGGTAAGAAAACCTTTGGTGATACGGTTGAGGAAGTTTACAACAACTTCATCAAAGCTCAAACCTTTGACCAGACTGGTGCTGCTCTCTTAACTCGCCACCTACCTGATACCAAGGTAGTTTTCCACAGAATGAACCGCCAAGACAGCTATGTCTTAACTGATTCTCCTGAATCTCTAGCTAAAGCCTTCAAGAGCTATGAGGGATTGGCTGAGTATCTTGAGAACCTCCTCGCCACGATGAGGAACTCAGCCGAGCTTGACGAGTATGTGCTGATGCGTGAACTCTTCGCTGAAGCTTACAATAACAACGCTATGAAAGTAGTTGCTGTTCCTGACCCACAAGCTTCCGAAGCTAACGCTAAAGCCTTCATTAAAACTGTTAAAACAGTTTCTGGTGACATGGTATTTGCTAACAGCAATAACAACGCTTATCTCACAGCTCAGTCTACTGATAACAAGCCAATTGTTACCTTCTCTCGTAAAGATGAGCAGGTTCTAATTGTGGATAACCCAACAGACGTAACCTGTAATGTTGACGTACTCGCCAGCTCCTTTAATAAGGATTTGGTCTCGTTCAACTCCGAAACGAAGGAAGTAATCGACGCATTTCCAGTAGATGGTATGATTGCTGCCTTGGTTGACCGTAACTTCTTCCAGGTTTATGATGACCTATTCACCTTCCGAGAATTCGAAAACGGACTTGGTCTTTACAGAAACCATATATTGCATGTATGGCAGACTCTGGGCTTTTCAATCCTATGTAACGCCGTTGCTTTCGTGGTAGGTTCCGATGCTGACTCTGATGGTACGGCTGAAACTTACACAGTCACTTACACTCTAAAGAGTGGTGTAACTTCGACCAACAAGAGAACTTCTGTCCCTGAGGGGAGTCGCTACACTACAACCTTGAAGGGTGTAGCAGTTGGTGATACTGTAACTGTAACCATGGGTGGCTCTGCTGTAGCAGGTGCTTACGCTGATGGTAAGGTTACTATCGCAAGCGTTACTGGTAACGTTGTAATTACCGTAGCCTAGTTGATAAGGGGAGGGCAACCTCCCCTTTCCAAAATAACTTTAAATAAGGAAATACGAAATGGAAAATATCTTTGTTGAGTTTTTACCACCTTGGATTGAAACTGGCCTCCAGCCAGCTTTTTACGACAAAGAGTCCGGGACTGCACTCCAGCAAACAGCTAGGATGTATGCTCGTGTAAATATGCTTATTAGGATGTTTAATAAGCTCTCTAAGAACACAAAAACTACTGTTGAGGATTATATCAACCAATTCAACGAGCTTCATGACTATGTACATGATTATTTCGATAATCTCGATGTGCAAGAGGAAATCAATAACAAACTTGACGCAATGGCCGATAGTGGGGAGTTAGCTGACATCATCAGAGAATACTATGCAAATTATACAGAGGTGATATTCCCAACGTATGACATTGATGGGGTTGATACTTTAGGCGACTGTTCAATAATCAAGACCAAGAATAAAGCGATAATGATTGATACCTTCGCTAATGATGCTGATTTATTCGGTGGTATCGTTTCAGCATTATCTGAGAACAATATTAGCAAAATTGACTATCTAATTATCTCTCATTTTGATTCAGACCATATAGGCAACTATCAACGACTAATAAACTCTGGCCTAATCAATGATGCTAGAATCATATTACCAAGAGCTGTGGATAATACCAACATACACATGACAGGTGCAGATATAAAGGCAGCTTTAACAGCGGCTGGTTTGACATGGGAAGAAGCTGATAATGAAACTATTCAAATAGATGACGATGTAAATATTAGAATATTCAATGCTTCAGCATCGGATTATGCGTATTATGATTCTATTGGTGTTGAGAATTACAACAACTACTCTATCTTTGTTGAACTAAATGCACATGGTAAGAAAGCTCTATTCTCAGGTGATGCCTTAGGCAGTGCTTGTGAATATGTTGCAAAAAACTATATTTATGAAAGTGGCTACGACCTTGTAAAAGATTGCCATCATGGATTCTCTAGCTATTCTGTTGATTATAGTAAGAAGGTTGCTCCAAAGAATGTATTAATTCCAGCTAGTGCTGGTATGATTAAGGCAAACTTGGGCTATCGTGGTAATCTGCGAGCCTCTTGGAGTCTATATACAGATAGTATTTACTATCAAGGCTGCCAAAATGAACCTGTTAGATTCCGATTAAGTCATGATGGTGTGATTGTAAATTCAAATGTATATAATTCAAGTGAACCAGGAACAGATGCTGTATTTGATTACTACATTGATGCAACGACTTCAGATCAATTGAGAACAGGATCCGCCGAACATCCATTCAAAAATCTTGCTGAAGCTAATGCAATGAGTCCGAAAAACTCTGTCGCTAATGTTAAATTCAATGTGATTCATTTAGGAAACGAAACAACTCAGGTTATCTTTAACAATTACAAGAAATTACAGATAAACTTTAATGAAAACATTCCGAAGAATAATTTAACATTCACGAATATTGGAATGCTACGCTTGAATGATGTAAAACTAGATTCTACTATTATTACTATCGAAGATTGCCCGAGTGTACTAATTACAGACTTAGAAAGTACGGCTGCTGTTAATGACCAGATTGTTATTGCTAGGTCTAAAGTTGAATTTGATGGTGTACTAACATCTACTAATGCTATCTACTCATTCCTAAAAGTAACATATTCTGAGCTATGCTTATCATTTACAACCTTAAACTTTACTCAAGCATCTGCTAATGCTAGACTGCTCAGCGCATGGCAAAACAACATAACCTGTGCAACAGCTACTACGACTACACTAAAAGCACTCCCGTTTACTTCACAAATTGTTACTCGTAATAATGCCAAACAAAATAATTGGAACAATCTCTATGATTTGTGTACATTATTTGAGTCGGATACTACTACTTATACAGGTATTACTCTAAAAGAAACTATTAACAACTACCGTAGTGCAATTGTAGAATGTTTCACAGATGAAAATTATGCTCTGACTGTACAATTTGACATTCACTCAGGTAACAACTACTACTGTGCATCTAGTGGTTATACCAATGGTGCTGGTACTGGATATTATGAAAGAGTATGTCGCATTAAATTAAACGCAACTTCGGCAGAAACCGATAGACAAGCACAACTCAATATGGATAGTGGTGTTGTACCTACTATTACTGTAAAGAATGTAATTGGTATTAGAAAAATAGTCGGTGTTTTGTAGTAACACAAACAACCTCCCACTAGCTTAACTGGTGGGAGGTAACATGATATAATAATCATAAGGAATAATATGGCAAAGAATATATCGAAAGTATACTTACTCAATGTACCACTAGAAGATGATATGAGGAACACTCTGTACTTTGCTAATGCTTCTGCTCAGCACACCTATTTCCAGAATAATATCTCTAAGACTTACACCAATGTAAGCTATCAGAGTGAGACCAGAACCTTCAGATGCCCAGACCAAATAGATACTGTGAGACAATATAACTACATTATGTGGCAGAACACAGCTTATTCTAATAAGTGGTTTTATGCCTTTATTAAGAAGATGACCTATGTCTCAGATGGTTACACAGATGTAGTGTTTGAGGTAGACCCACTGCAAACCTTCATGTTTGACATTACAGTTAAACCAAGCTTCGTAGAGCGTGAGCATACTAACAATGACACTGTGGGAGCTAATACTCTACCTGAAGGATTAGAGTTAGGGGAATATGTCATCAACGATACAACTGTAAATTTTGGGCCAATTAATAATAACGATTTTGTGATTGTTTTGGATGTATCAATGGTAGAAAACGAGGGTACAGGACAAACTCTATCTTGGCATTTCGATACACAACCAGCTCCTATTCCAACATTTTCACCTGTCGTGAATGGAACACCTTCTGCTGTGATTCATCTATTGTTAGGGTATGACCAATATAATCATAGAGTTAATGGTTATTATGACCCCAATGTAGTTGTTGATGTATATAACAATGCTGGACTCAGTGATGCTATTGTTAATGCTTACATTATGCCTTCTTCTATGATAGATACATCATATATTTATGGTGGACTTCATGTAAGTAGCACATATAGGCCTACAGATGGTGAACCTGTAACTAAAGATGCTCCAAACTTAGCAATCTTTGCAGGTTCATATCACCAACGAGATTTAGGTACTAGCACATTTAGTAAACCAGGCTCATTGGATGGATATGTGCCTCGTAATGGTAAATTAAAGACTTTTCCGTTTGTTTATTTTAATATATCAAACAATGGAGGTTCATCATATCAGTATAGATATGAAGATTTCAGCTCAAACCCATCCTTCAAAATGGAGGGTGCTTTCTGTCCATCAGGTTCAATTAAAGCTATTCCCCAAAACTATAAAAATATCGGTTCTGGTGAAAACGCATACGATTACAGTGTAAACGCAACGAAACTTCCAATACTCTCATGGGGGTCTGATAGCTACACTAACTGGCTAACCCAAAACTCTGTAAATATGAGAATGGAAAGACAAAATATGATTATGCACTCAATCGGGCAAGGTTTAAGCGGTCTGGTCCAAGGAGGACTTACTGGAGGTCTTGCTATGGGAGGTGCATCAGCAATAGGTGGGGCAATTGATATAGTTAAAAATGAATTTAAAGCTAAAACCAATGCTAACCTTACCCCTGACCAAGTACATGGAAACCTAAATGCCGGTGATTTAGTATGGGCAAAACTTAGAAGCCAGTTTACATATCTTCCAATGAGTATAAAAGCAGAGTATGCCAGATGTGCAGATGACTACTTTGACGCTTACGGTTATCAGGTGAATAGAATGAAAACCCCAAACACTAACCACAGGCAGAATTGGTGGTATACTAAAACTATGAATGCTAATATCGTTGGAAATGTACCAAACGAGGAAATGAATAAAATTAAGAGTGCTTATAACAATGGTTTAACATTTTGGAGAAATCCGTCCAACTTCTTAAACTACAGCGTAAGCAATGGGATAGTATAATATGTTTGACGAAAAGAGTTATCAATTATTAAGCTACAAATCTGTAGCACAAATGGCTAATAACATGACCTTTAGCTATTACTACTACAAACTTATGCTGATAGCTAGAGCATTGTTCGAGTGGGAATCGCTCCCAAACAATATGGATGAAAGATGGATTGAGAAGTATCTCTTTACTTCTGGTAAATGTATCTTCTTCAAAGACCCAACCATGGGATATATGGTGGCTGGCCTGGCACAGCAAGGCTCAATTAACTGTTATGGAGACCCAACTACAGTTTATCCTGTAGCCGAGAACTATGTATATAATGGCCCAAAGCTAATAAACGGTGAAAACTGTTATGTGATTAGGAATAACGATTTGATGCTTCCTGAGTTTCCTATTGTAAGACACTATGCTTTTAAACTCTGTAATATCGACAGAGCCATAGATGTGAACATAGAGGCCCAAAAGACCCCGATAATTGTCCGATGCTCTGATAAACAGAGACTATCCCTAAAGAATGCAATCAACCAGAGAAGAGATAATGAACCTGTGATTTGGACTACCGACCAGGCAAACATTGCTGATATGGTGGATACTCTTCAGATTCAAGCTCCTCCTGTGTTTAAGGACTTACAGACTCAGAAACACATGATACTGAATGAAGTATTTACTGATTTTGGTATCAACAACGCTAATATGGATAAGCGTGAGAGAATGGTTGCAAATGAAGTAGAAGCTAACAATGAGCAAGTTAAAGCTAGTGAAGATGTACTTCTGAAAGCTCGTGAAGAAGCCTGTAAGAATATTAATAGAATCTTTGGTCTGAATATATCTGTAAAGCGTAGAGAACTTGAAGAAATCCCTGAATATAAAGAAATTAATGAAGAAAAGATAGAGGGAGAAGAATAATGGAACAAGATGAATATGTAATGAATGAGGAGTTTATTAACACATTCATAGGAACACAACTACCAGCAAGGTATACAGAGGTATTAGATAATCTCCTAAAGTACCCTGCAGCTAAAACAGCTATTGAAAATGCGATGAGTAGTTATCCTCTATATGAAACTGACCCTAACAAAGTAAGGCAATATGGGACATCTTACAAAGTACCAACGAGAGAGGAACTAAATACTAAAATCCTGAACTTCTATCGTTTCCGAGAGATTGGCCAAGAAACCTTTGGTAGATGGCTGTTTGAGCTTGAAACTGCTTTAAATGAGATTATGCCAAAGTACAATCAGCTATTCTACTCAGCAGACCAGGATTTTAATCCTATTTACAATGTGGACTATGTGAAAACAATTGATAGAAGTAAGGATGATTCTACAGTTGGAACTCAGAATAGCTCATCAAATACCTCTACTACTGGGTCAGACACTACTTCAAACGAGGAATACACTAAGACAGTTAATTCTAAGACTCCTCAGGACTCGCTTGGTATCTCAAATACTGGTATAGATAGTGTAGACTATGCAGATGACGCTGGCTGGGGTAAATCTAGTGGTTCAACTACAGGAAGTAATACTACAACTGGTAATACCTCTAGCAATGGAAGTAACTCAGTAATTGGTAAAGAGAAAGAAGGAACAGTTGAGACAACTAAAGGTAACTTTGGTGTGGTGTCAGCTCAGGACCTTATCATTAAGTACCGAGAAACAATTTTAAATATTGAACAGTTAATCATTAATGACCCACGCATCGCTGAGTTATTTATGTTAATTTACTAGGAGAAACATGGAATACGAAGATGAGAGAGTAGCTTATCAATCATATTAGAAAGGAATTGCTATGCCTTGTGGTGGTAAACGCAAGAAGAAATCTCTCAAATAAAGAAAAACACCCTCTAACCATCTGAGGGTGATTTTTCTTAAAATCAACTTATACAGAAGAAAATAAAGCATTTACTTGTGTGGGTTTATGACATTGTTTGTTAAATGAAAGAAAAAGTATTAATTGTTTGGTACAGTTATACATTATATTCTTTAAACCTAGACTGTAAAGAACTATTGGTTAACTTTATTATAAATAAAATAAGGGTATGTTGCAACCCTTATTTTACTGATTTAAGACGTTAATCCTGTATTGTTCCAAGGATACACGATTAATAATGTTGGTGTATTGCAATACATCAGCATTAATACCTTTTATTAATTAATCACTGTATTGCGTTAAATTTGATATTATTGCTGTGTCACCAATGTCTCTGTTGTAAATCACCACGCTATACTTAGTGCGGTAAACGTTTAGGACACCTATCTTCAGTATATAGATTTTTTTTCTTTTGTCAACATAAAAGCCTGGAATGGCCAGGCTCTTTAAAGGAAAAGGACAAACACTTTACCTTTATGTACTTTCGTACAGCTTAATTATAGCATAAAAATAACTGGTAAGAATGGGCTAAACTTACCAGTTATAGTTAATTATACTACTTTGATTCAGAGTAGTAAACACGAATTGATGGATACTTGCCATCACCAGTTTTATCATTAAAGAAACCAACTAACTTCTTTTTCTCATTGTCTTGACCTCCAAGGTAAGCTTTGCCAGCTTTACTCTTATTCTCCCAAAGAGAAGCTACCTGAGTTTTCTCCTGGCCTTTCTCAGCCTGCTCGTATACCTGAATGTCTGGCTGATTCGGATTCTTCTTTATCTCATTAACAAAAGCCACTAAGCGTATAGGCTTATCACCAGAGGTTTTACCTGTGTAATAGAGCTTATCACCCTTCTTAGCTTCCCAAAGAGCAAATACTTCTTCGAGATTAGATTTGGTATTGGTATTTGATGATGTTTTCATCTTGTGTCCTTTCCTTTTAAACACTTAACTTATTGGTTAGGAGCATCAGGGTTTAGCCCTATCGCTCCCACGAGGTTACTGGTTACAAATCAATACTGCCAACTCAGCAACCTGTAATCAATTATATCATAACTGATTTACTAATTTCATATCTCCCTTGTTTACTGTCTCTTCAATCTTAGCAATAACTGAATCAATATCCTCTTCTTTACCCCATTTGCTAACTCTTAGCTTATTAAGATAGATAGTGTCTCCATCTATTAGGCCACCAACTGTTATCTTCTTATAGAGAAAGTCGATTGAACCTTTATTCTTATCTTTGATATTTGGCATAACCCTATGATATAGCTTCTCTGGGTCTGAGTTTTCTATAAACTCTAACTCCTTCTTAGCATATTCAGCAAACATTGCTTTGAAATCTTTGATAGTAACCTTTTCTTTACTCATTGTTTAATATCCTTATTAATTCATTTTTACTTAATTTATAATCTATCCTTGTACCGAGGGCAGCCATTTGGTTAGCACTGTAATCATCAAACCCTTTCTTCTTGTACATTTTTAAATAGTCTAGAAATACATCTCTAATCTCCTTTCGCTTTTCATCTTTTTTCATCTCTTTTCCTTTCATTTATTAGTTGATAATTCTATGTTACATGATGATTATTATGTTTGCAAGTGGTTTTTTCTTCAAGTTTTCCACATATGTGGATAAGTTTGTGATGTAATATTCATCTCATGATATATTTTGGTGATGAGTTGGTGGTGCTTGGTTGCTCCAGATGGCCAGTGAAGGGTATGGTTGATCAGGTTTTGTTCGGTTTTTCTGTTCGGTTTTTGTGTGTCTGTTCGGTTTTTTGTTCGGTTTTTGAGTACATATTATAACATATTTTGGGGAATTTGCCTAGATAAATAGGGGG